GCGCATGTCAGGCGCCTTAAAAAGCACCGTCATCTTTTCAAGGTCAAGCGCAACATAGCTCATATCACGACATCCTTCAAAATGGTGCCTGCTACGAACAAGTCGGCGCAAGGCGCATGGGTGGCTTTGATAGCTTCAAGCGCCCGTTCGGCTGGCTTTATATCAACAAAGGTCAAGGTCTGAGAGCTAACCCCGACTACTTCGTTATAACCAGTTTCGCGATTAACTTGAATCGCGGTAAATGTCACAACCAATGCTGTGGCCATAAAGCCCCCTAGAACGGAATATCTGGTAAATGCTGGACGCAACCGACAATGATTGTTTCCGGCGGTGGAAGCATTCTATACTTCCCGCATTGGAAATACACCCGCTCGGTGTCTGTCATCTCGGTCACTTCTGACCAATGCTCACAATTGAGACAACATGGCCACAAGCCTGCCTTGACAACCTCATTGGCCAGACTGATCGCGGCCTTCTTTGCTTGGCTCATAGATAGTACTGCCATGGGAAGGGTTCATATTCAAGCACCGACGTATAAAATCCAGTGCTTGTAGTTTTGCAAAGCATCGCCCCATAGGCAGTTATGCCTATCGACCCATCGCCTTTTGGTCGGCCTGCCCAGAGCTTTGCCATATCCTGAATCAAAAGGTCGTCGCATTCAGTACAACCATCAACCAGCAATTCGTCGCGGGTGATGAAAGTTTTGCAGCGGCGGCAATTGCCTTCCTCTGGCGGATCAGGCGGTTGTGGGAATCGGTCCATTATTCGATCACCCGATAACCGTTCTCTTTGGCCCATTGAATGGCCAATTCGCGAGTTTGTTTCACCTCAAGCGCACGATGATGCGAAGGCAAATACAGCCCCCACTCATCTCCCATTGTTTCGTGTATCCGAATAACAGGCTTAGCCATTTCAGCAGCGTGCGCCTTTGCGGCCAACCAAACATCAAAACCTTTTTTGATGTTGTTATCATTGCAGCAGGCTTTTACGAATGCCTTTCGTTCTTCTTCAATATTCACAGCCTTTAATCTCCTGCGGTTTGGTATTGGTCCATACTAGCAAACGTCGAGGGATCTTTAACGATTCGATTTGTTGCAAACCTTCGGTGATAGTTTGCGGCACTGGGTCAGTGCGGTTCGGTGCGCGATCCCGCCACCATCTCTCAGCATAGCGCCGGGCCGGGCCGTCATGCTGCAAGCATACAAATTCGGTGAGCTTCTTTTTGTTGGCCAGATGATAGGTGACTTTGATGTTTGGTTTCTTGCCAAAGAAGTTTGCAGAATACAAAACTTTCTCAACATCGAATGGCTCAACAATTGGGCCTTCTTTCTTCTTGTCTTCGGCGACCAGAGACAAGGTACTTGCCTGCTCCTGAACCACCTCTGCAACCGGGAATACCCAATCGCAAAAGAAACATTCTTTCACGCTAGGATGGTTGAACGCCCCGCATCCCAACTTTTTATTGACATCTTTTTCATCTGCTTTGCAGATTTTGATAGGGGCGTCACTGGTCTTTTTCTCGCCCGGCTTCTTAGGCTTTACCGGATCATTGATAGGCCCTAGCCGCTCGGTATTACCGACAAAATCCATCACCCGGAAGTTACGCTTGCCGCTGGCAATGATCGCCGCGATCCGGCCCTCACGAGTTTGAATATCAAAGCCTTCTGCATAGTTAGGACGAGTGCCGCGGCCCAGCATCTGCACCCAGAGCGAGGCCGATGCTGTCTTGCGCAACATGATCATAAAATCAAGTGCTTTGAAGTTAAAGCCAGTGGTCAAGATGCCATTGTTGACCATGCATGTATAAAGGCCCTTCTTGTAGTCCTTTAGCCGCTGGCGGCGCTCTGCTCGCTTTAGTCCAGAATGCACAAAGGTTGCACTGACTCCCATCGAATCAAGCATTTCAGTGACATCTTCACAGGCCTGCTTACCAGGTACAAAGCAGATCCAGTGATTACGATCTTCGGCCTCTGCGACCGCCTTGGATTCCAGCAAGGCCCGATAGATCGCGCCTGACGCCTTATCCTTTTCGAACTGCGCCTGTAGATCCTTATCCTTGAAGTCGCCCGCAAGCATCGCCGTCTTTTCACCGGAGATGGTAATATTAGTAGGGGCGGCAATCGGCGGTACCAGGTATCCCTCTGAAAAGAACCAGTTAAAGGCCTCAAGGGTGGTAGCGTCATAAATGACTTCAGTGAATAAACCGCCTTCATCGGTTAGCTTGCCCTGCCCCATCCGGTAGTCGGTAGCAGTCCAACCAAGCATAAAGAAGAACTTGTTTTTCTCTTTGAAATAGTCGTATACCCGCTTATAGCGGCTATCGTCTTTATTGCTAATTCGGTGGCATTCGTCCGGCAACATGATATCGATGCGACCGAACTTATGCTGATTCCCATCAAGCGAGTCGATCGTCGCAAACGTGATCGGATAGCAAGTGTCGAACCGCTTCAGGCTTGAGCAGTAGATGCCAGCCGGGGCGGTAGGCCAATAGCCTTTCAGCTCGTCATAGTTTTGCTGAACTAGTTCCTCGCTCGGCGTCGTGACAATCACCCTTGCCTGTGGCCACTTCTCGAACAGCAGCTTGATGAATAGCGAGATACCGAAAGCCTTGCCCGTACCAGTCGGCCATGCAATCAACGGGTTACCAATTTCGGCGCCCGCCCCTTGCATATAGTTAAACGCAGCCTTAGCTGACTGCCGCTGGTATGGGCGAGGAACTAACATCATCGTTGACCAAATCCTTCAATGACTTCATAACTTGGGCATGCAGCCTTTTTCCAAAGCTGCATTTCTTTGGTCAATGATAATTCAAAGTGCTGGCAAAACCAAGTCCCATCCCGCATAGGTTTGGAATATTTGCAGTTCCGGCAGTTCATAGCCGGGGCATCGCCATTGTGACAAATATCTTTGTAGTCGCAGAATTTGCAACCCCAAGCGCCGGGCGAATCAGCAATACCTTTCGGCGGCGAGTCGCTGAAGATAATGCGTTCAGCGCGATCAATGTAGCGGTCTGCCGTTTCTTCTTCGAAGGGTACCAACTCGCAATAAAGCTCGTCGGTCTCCTTGCAGATCATCATATACAAGCACCACTTCATTTTGTAGTACTTCATATATTGTTGCATCTGCACAAAGTGCACCGGCTTCGATTCTCGAACGCCGTTCTTCTGCATATCCTTGAAGTTTTTGGTATTGGACGTTTTGAACTCGCCCATGATCGGCTCGTTCGGCATGTCAGGACAACCGCCGATGACGCTGTCGATTGCAGAGCCATAATGCCCACCATGCCAACTGGTGCGATATTGGTGCCCGTGCTTATCTACTTGCCACACCTTGCATTTGATCATCTGCAAAAGTGAGACAAACCGGCCCTCTTCCATATGGCCGCGGTTGAACAGGAGGATAGTTTTACCTACATGCCGACTGATCTTAGACCAGCGAAAGCCGTACCAGAGTTGGCGCGGGCAATCCTGCCCAATGCTAGACGCACCCAAGTGGGAACGAAAGTCGTCATGCTCAGAGTCGTCGAATGCATCGTCGCATGCGTTGATGTTCTTGCGCAACAAACCACGAAAGGTACGGCCTTGGTCGGCTCGCAACGCTTGTTCAATGGCAAGTTGTGTTTTCTTTGCTAGGATGACGCCCATGTCTTCTACTCCCAAAATAAAGGCCCGAAAACGGGCCTTTATTCAATCACCAGGTTTTATTTGCTTACGCGTTTTGCAACCATGGCGGAGTGTCGTCATCAGCGTCGGCATCCGCAGGGGCCGAAGTCTGGCTCGCCGTAGAACCAGCCGCTTCCGTCGCAGTACCGGCAGGCGTCGACGGCGTGCTCGGGGTCGATGGAGTGGAAGGCGTCGAAGGTACCGACGGCTTTACCTCTTCCCACCGCGCATAGCCTTCTTTGACCAGCAGGTCGTCAGTCCATGCCGCATCGTGAGCGCGGAACTGTTCAGCGGTGGCGCCGCCAGCTTTGTCGGTCATCACCAGCTTTTTCACTGGCGCAGCTTCTTCTTTCGGCGCGGTGGCGCTCGCCGCCGAAGGGATCGATGCTGCGGCTGCTTCTGGCTTGGCCTGCTCAACCACGGCGCCAGCAGTGAAGCCTTCAGGCAGACCGCCGCCCTGCGCAGCATTGTCGCCGAAGCCTTCAGGCAAGCCACCGCCAGCCGAACCGGTACCGGTTTCGATTGCCTTGAAGCCCTTGATCTCGTTGCCCGCTTCGTACTTCTCGGTCACGCCGTCTTCTTCCATCACAGCAGGCTTCAGCTTGACCTTGGCCTGCATAGGCTTGTTGAAGAGTTGATCCATGACCTGTGGCTTGAGCACGCCGACCGCATGGCAGATGGTGCCCAGTTGGTCATAGGCGATTTCGACGGCCTTCGGGTTGTCGTTTTTGAAGTTGAAGTTGTGGAACAGCTTGCGGCCCTTGAACTTGCCACTGATCACTTCGAAGATCGCAGCGTAGTAGGTGCAATCGGCTTTACCCTTGACCGGGGTTTCTTTACCCTCGACCATTTGCACGTCGTACCAGGCGGATGGCAGCGGATCGAAAGAGGCCGGTACGTGATTCGTTGCGTCGTAATTGATTTGCATTACTGTGTTACTCCATGGATTTTGTTGAAGACTTTGGCCAAGTCAGGCGGTTCAATTGCTGCCAGCTTACCGGAACGGTCTTTGGCAACATACTGCAAATCGGGCTGCGTGATCAGCGCCCGGTATTTCACGCCTTCGGAGGTTTGCAACACCCGAAGGTTGAAAACTTCGTCGAACAGGTACGGCATCGACGGCCCCATCTTTTGACCCGGCATCGATGGGCCAAACATGGTCATGCCGCTGATTTCGTCTTTGCTGCGATCCAGCTTAGCAGACATGTAGACGTTCTTGCCTTCCAGATCACGGAACTGTTTAATGAGCCGCGTGATCTTTTCGATCAACTCGCCGTATGCCTGCCGTGGATCTTTCACGGTCTTTTTGGCATTGGCAAGTACAACTTCCCCCATCTCGGTGATCGAATCGAGGCAAATGGTTTTGAATTGGTCGGCCCCCTGCTTACCTGCTTTGATCCAGTTATAAGCCTCTTCCATGTCGGCAAGAGTCAG